GATTGTAGTACCACTACCAACACAGAACATCTCTGGAATCTTCCGTGCAGCAGTATCTCACTGCGAGACAATGAGCACAATAGCAAATCAGAAAGAAAGAGTTGCTCTCATTGGCGCACAGAGAGGATTAACTGTCCCAGCTCTTCTTGGTCAAACTGAAGTAGCCATAGAGGACATTGGTGTTCTTGAGGGAATTCAGGGCGATGATGTATCCGAAGTTCTCTCTGGAAATACAGAAGATCTTGCAAACTACCAGCTTTCTGATAACTACAATAGCAATAGAGCAGTATTCTTCTACCCAGACCAGATAATAAGAAATGTATCTGGAACAAATAGCTTTGTAAATGGGTTCTATATGGCCGCAGCTGCTGCAGGATATCTTGCAGGAACACAGAATGTTGCCGTTCCACTTACATTTAAGGAGCTTACAGGATTCTCAATTGGAAGAGATAGAGTATTCCGTAAGCAGATATTAGATCAGCTAGGTGGAGAGGGAGCAACAGTAGTTCAGCCAATAACTGGCGGTGGAAGAGTTCTAGCTGGACGTACAACAAGCCAGTCTGGATTTGTTGAAGATGAAGAAATATCAATAATCTTCATAAGAGACAGAGTAAAGAAAGTTCTAAGAGACTCAATGTTGGCATTTGTTGGAACTGTAGAGGATGCAAATACTCAGGGCTTGATGACCGCAAGAGTTAAGGGCATTATGAGTGCATTAGTTTCTCAGGGTCTAATAACAGACTTTAAGAACATTAGAGTTGAAAAAGACAAGGTAGATCCAAGACAATGGAACGTTTACCTCCGCTTTACACCAAGTTACCCAATCAACTATGTATTCATTGATATCGAAGTTGGAATAGTATAATTTTAGGAGATAAATTAAATGGCATCATATCCAAGAACTGGATCTAATCTAGACTCAACCACCAAAAGCTCACTTTCTACCCAGATTATAATCATGGTTGAAAATGAACCTGTAGGTGCAATTCAGTCATTCAGAGAGACCCAGCAAAGATCAATCAAACCAATCAATGAAGTTGGAACAGATGGCATTATAGAGCTAGTTCCACAGGCACCAACAAAAGTATCGCTACAGATCGATAGAATGTACTTTGATGGACTTTCTCTACCAGAGGCATTCTCTCGTGGCTTTAGAAATCTTCAGTCACAGAGAATTCCATTTGATATAGTTGTTATTGACCAATTCACCGGAACTGGAAATGATGCCATAATAACAACATATCATAACTGCTGGTTTAATAATCTTTCAATCTCTTACACTGCAAATGATTATACAATCACACAGAGTGCATCAGTAGATTGTGAATATGTTTCAACAATAAGAGGCGGAGAGGCAATAGCACTAAGCCAGGGTACTGGCGGCGGCAGACAGATCCCAAGCGTACAGCTTGATGTTGCAGAGCTTGCAGCAGACTCTGGCGCAAATGGAACAAGAGGATCTCTCGACTATCCAGGTCTAATTAGCGCAGCATACTAAAAGTATATTTATTTAAAATAAGCCAAGCGTTATGTTTGGCTTATTTTTTTAGTATAATGTATTTGGAGTTTTATAAATGAGACCTGGTTCAAAAGTAGTTTCGTCACATGATATTAGTTCGGTAAAAAATGCCGTTTCATCAAATCCAAATTTAGATCCAAATTTAATAAACAAAAGATTTGAAGAAGCAGAAGAAGCACAAAAAAAGTCATCCTCAATTCCAAGGGAGCTAAGGGGACTTGAAGATCTTATTTTTCTAGGAGCAAGCACAAGAGACGTACAAATTGGAGATTTTACATTTACTCTTGGAACTCTTTCTGCAAGAGAGCAGGATGAAATTTTTAGAGAGGCAATAAAACTTCCAGAAACAGAAAGAGTTTTTTTCTTTAAAAAAGCAATTCTTGCATGTTCCATAAAGAAAATAAATGGAAAAAATATGTCCTCATATATTGATGATGTTGATATTAATTCAAGAATAAATGTAGTAATGAGTTTGCAGCAGTCAGTATTTGATTACTTATTTTCAGAGGTGGATAAACTTACCGAAGAAACATCTAAGTCTCTTACGGAAGACAACCTAAAAAAATAGTTAAAAGCTCCGACCACTACATAAGGTGGGAGCTTTGCAAAATATGGAAATGTAGAGTTGATGATCCTATTTTTGAAGGAATAACATCGGCTCAAATGTCTTGGTATGCCCTAATGATTCTTCAAGATAAAGAAAGAGATCTTGAAAGGACGCTATCATATCTTGATTATCATGCAGCATTCTCAAACTATGAAGGTGTAATGAAGGCAAAGCAGCTTAGGGAAGGCCAGAAAGAAGAATCAATAAAAGAGACAGAAGAATTTATAGAATCAGCAAAAAGAAATGAATTTAAAAATAATCCTTTGATTGATGCAATTAAAAAATTAAGAGAAGCAAATTCAAATATGATCGAAGATGATTCTGCATTAAGGTCTATTAATTTAAATAATTTAATCAAGGAAGATATTTAAAATATGACTCCAGAGCAAATAACAAAGCTAATTTCGGGCCTTAAAGAAGCTATTGATAAATTTAATAAGGTAACAAAAGAGGGAAAAGACGGTACAAAAGAATTTGAAGAAGGAATTAAAGGCGCGCTTAGAGGTATGGATAACTTTTCAGGCTCAGTCGGCTCCGCTGCGACAGCGCTTGATAATTTTTCTAGATTATCAATTAGTAATACCAATTCTTTTAATGGATTAGTTGATGTAATAGAGTACAGCGATTCAGCTTTACAGAAATTTACATCAGGAATTAGCTCGATGCCTTTTCTTGGCGACCTATTACATCCAATTAGCCAATCATTTCAAAATATAGGTAATGGTGTAAAAATAGCCGCTCAGGCTGGAGAGAATTTTGCAAAAGCATATGATGGACTTGATAAAGGAACAAGAGAAAATTTAACAACTCAATTTAAATATGCTGCTGCACTCGGCATGACTTTTGATCAAGCGGAAAAAAATAATAAAGCATTTAATGATTTAATAAAGACAAATTCTGATTTTGCAGATTCAGGAATATATTTTTCTGGAGATGATTTTAAAAGAGGAATAGAAAATCTGCAAGCTGCAGGTATTTCAATGGAAGAATTATCAAGAGCATCTGGTGTTTCTAGTGGTGGCATGAATAATATGCAGATGATGGCACTACAGGCAAAAGCAATGGGAATGGATATTTCTGAGTATTCAAGAAAAATGTCTGATCTTATAAGAAAAAATGGCATGTCAGTTGAAGACTCAATGAAGATGATGGCAGGATCACAAGAACTTGCATCAGAAACAGGTCTTAAATTGGATGAGGTAACACAATCTCTTGATAGTGCTACAAGTGGTTTTCAGAGAATGGGAACTACAATGGATTTTAGTAGGCCAATTCTAAAGGGATTTGCAGATTCAGTCAAAGAGGTTGGATTAGGAATTACTCAGGCTGCAGATTTATCTGCTGAATTTTCAAAGTCACTTCTTGGAATTGTAAATAATCCAGCCCTAGCATATGTTATGGCAATGAAGGGCGGGGTTGGTGGAGGAATGGGTGGACCAGGGGGTGTTTTAAATCCAAGTATTCAAATGGAAGCAAGAATGCTAGATCAAAGCCCTGGAAATCAAGCAGATATGGCAAGACAGCAAGCTATGGCAATGGAGGAAATATAATAACTCTGAAGCAGGCAGCAGCATCACCAGAATTACAAACACAATTTGAAACACAGAGACAAATGCTTGGATCATTTCTTGGAATAAATGATAGACAAACGCAAAGTAGAGTGCTAGAGCTATTATCAAATCTCGATCAGGCAACTGCAGCTGGTGATGAAGAGCTGGCGCAAAAGATAGGCGATCAGATTGAAGAGGCCAAAACTGCAAATGATAAAACTCTTGATGTTCAGCAGAAAATATCGCAAACATTAGATAAATCAATAATTCTTATGCAAGAGCAATTAAATTATCAAAAAGTAAATCTTGGAAAAAGTATAGAAAAAGATGCAATGGCATATATAAGACAGATAACAGATCTTTCTGAAAAATTAGCTGAAGCAAAAGATGCTAAAGAAATTGAAAGTCTAAAGGAAGGTATAGCGGCAGCAGACAAAGGACTTGAGGGAATAATTGGTAAAGCAGGAGATGCTGCACAGAAAAATGATAGTGGTACAGCGGCAACTCCAGCAGATACTGCACCTGGTCAGGGTCAGGTTGGAAATACAAATACATCTGCAGCACTCTGCAACACGACATGCCAATTACGGCTCAGGTCTCTCAAGGTGCTCTGTCTGCTGCGGGATTTAAAATAAGAGTTGGCCGTTAATAAAAAATAAATCTATCAATATATAATTAGATGGTATGTTTAAAAGAGAAACAATTAAGTTTATAATACCAACAAGCATGTCTTCTCTGCTTCTTTCTACCGCAGGAAATAGCAGGGTAGTTCCGCTATATATTAATCCAAGCACAATAACAACTAATTATACAAAAAATATATCTGAAACACAAACAATTGGTGGCTTTGTTATTCAATATTGGGGAGATAGGATAACCACAATGTCAATAAATGGAACTACCGGCAGCGGTGGTATTGATGCAATAAATATATTATATGATGTTTATAAGTCAGAACAAAAATCATTTGAAAAAACATTCATAAAAAGGCAACAAGAATTACTTGATAAAGCAAACGAAAATAAACAATATCTTGATTCAAAAGCAACAAGGCTTGAAGCAATAGATCAGGTCCTATTTGGAGGGGCAATATCAGAGCTTGCAAGTGGTGTTTCAGAGACAATGGATTACTTTAGAGCATCAGTTACAGGTGAAAATATAAGTGGTCAAAATACAAAAACAACATTGATGCCAACACTTTCTGCATTTGCAGTATCTCTTGAAATGCATTATCAAGGCAGAATAAATAGGGGCTATATTGATTCTATGAATGTAACAGAAAGTGCAAATAGCCCAGGTCATTTTGACTATACAATTAGCTTTAAATCATTAAAAGAATATGGAGAAAGAAAGAACTTTATGCCTTGGCATACAAATCCATATGATAGCTCAGGAAATCCAATTCAAAAGCCAAAAGTTGGCCCAGATGGCTTAAATTATAACCCATCTTTTCCAGTAATTTATCCCGGAACAGAAACAACTGCAAAAACAATATCTAGGGTTACTGACGATCAAGTAGGAACATCAAAAGAAACTGGATCTACAAGTAATACTTCAAGATTGAGTAAAATAAGGGGATAAGTATAATAAAATAGGTAAGATAAAAAATGTCATATTCATATAGGCCATTACTTCAAAATATAAAGGGAACAATAGATAAGACCCTTGACCAGGTAGTAAGAGGAAAGTCAGATCTTCACTTTGTTGAGTCTGGTGTATCACTTTTTATAAATCAAAATAATGCAACAGAAATAAGAAAAAAGACAAGGGCAGTAGTTGCGTCAAATCCTACTGCCAGCATCTTAATAAAAAAGAAGGTATTTTCAACCTACAAGGCAACAAATGATTTAAGATGGATGGACTCAACAGAAAAGATGCTTTTAAGGGCAACAAAAGCATTATTTGCATTAAAAGTTTCTCAACTTAGATCGTATGAGTCTTTGACAAAATTAGAAAAGTTTTATGAAGAATATGGTGACGTTAATTTCTCATTACTTTCTGACCTAATAATGTCAACAAAATATTTACAGCTTCCAGGTGCAGCAAGCACATCACAGGTACTATCTTTTCTTGGTAGTTTTGGAGTTGCTGCAGGAATGGCAGCATCAATTGATGATGTTATAAAAATATTAAGAAGAAACGCATTTTCTACTGCAAATACAAAGACAACTTGGGTTGTTGATCCAGATGATGTAACTAATTATGGTACTGGCCCAGGAACAGGAGTAATAGAGCTTTGCACATTTACAAACTTTAGCACTTCTGTTGGAGTTAATTCAGACTCAAAAAGTGCATCATTTTCAGTTATAGATCCTCACAGAATAATGAATATTATAGAGGATGACATAGAGTCCGCAATAGAAGAATCTTTATATGGAACGCTTGGTCTACTTAATGATCTGGCATATTCTGGACTCGGAGGAGAATATGTAGATCCAATGCTCACTGTGTCTGCTGCGTTTGAGCTTGGCGGGTTGGGCAGCTTAGATTCAACCATTGACATAGACTACATAAGAGATAGGCTAAGAACATTTTATCTCGGCAAATGGATGATAAATGTAGGCGATGGCATTCATATTTTTGCATCGAGTAATAAAACAGTATTTGGAAACAATTTTAATGAACATGAATTTGATCCATCTTATTTGGAAATAGATGATTCAATTCTTGAGGCAGAAAGAAAGCTTTATACAAATCAAAATATATCAAGTGAAACTTATAAGAATTTAAGAAAATATTCAAATAACTCATTTACAATGCAGCATCTTTTTGGTGGATACGTAAAGGGAGTTTCGGAGTCCTATTCAACAGATAGATCTACTCTTAGTGTAAACTGCCAAGATAACATGGGCTGGCTTGCAAATGTAAGATTTATGGAAGAGCCAGCTCTAATGGATCCAAAAGCACCACTTGAAGACCCACTAACACCATATGATTTTAAAACAGTTTCATCATCAGAGTCTTGGAGAAGACAGGACCTAGAGCTGTTATCTGAAAATAAAAAGCTATTAAAATCTGGTCTTTTATCATTTGACTCAGGATTATTAAATGGTCATAATGCAAATGAAACAAATATTTTTCAGGGACAATATTCTGGCCCAGGATCGATGTATGGCGCAAAAATAGTTCAGCATCCATCCGGCTTGGTTTATAGGTGGAGAACTGGAGTGCTTGCACTAACAAGCCAGTTTAATCCAAGCGGTAATGGAAATGCAACGGTTGCTGCCGCAACCGCAGCAACATCAAGGCAGCAGTATGGCTTTACTGTGACAAATAGCGTTGTATCAAATCTAGATGTTGCAAATGTTATAAGCGTAATGGTTACAGGTCAGCCATATAATATAGAGACATTTACTCAGCAGGCAATAGATGCAATGAATGGTATGAGGCAAAATAATTCATTTGCTCCAAGTGAAGCCCTATCATTTGTCATTGACTCAATAAAAAAACAAAATCCATATTATGGAAACTTTAAACCATTTAGAATGGTAACTATGTCAGAAGAGACAGTGGCTAGACTTAGTGGTAACGCGTTTGGAATTCAGGAAAATAGATCAAAAGTAACAATATTAAGAAATAGAAAAAATGAAATAAAGAAAAAAATAGCAATATTAACAACAAATGAAAAAGAAAATTTTTCAATTATTCAAATATTAAATGCAGAATTAGAAACAATAAATCTTTCAGTACAAAATATAGTTAGCGAATCATATGGAATAAATTCAGATGGTGCTATAAGTGCAGAAGATTTATTTAATACAAATTTTAATATATTTGGTGCAAATAAACTTTTAAAAAATAATGGCAACCTAGAGTCTAATCATGACATCTCAAGGGCAATGATGAAGGTTGCAGCAACAAGAAGAATAGAGGATGTTAGATTAAATAGAGATCAAAATCTTCTCATAATATCAGATCAATATGACATAAATCCTGATATAAAAGCTTATATTTTAAATCTAAAAACATCTGGATTTAAACTATTTCAAGGAAGCTATCTTGATGTATACACCAGATGCAGAGAGGCCGCAAATCTTACAATGATGGAATTCTTCTGCAATACTCAGGGCCATCTTGAGATAAGGCCTCCACAGTACAACAAAACACCGCTATCTGTCTTGAATGCACTTTATAATTATCAAGAAAAAACAAAAAAAACAATAGTTCCAGACTTCTTATTTAAAATGTTTAATGACAGAATCTCTTCTTTAAAATTAGAGATTCACTATTTAAATGTTAGAATAGCAATACTTGCGATGCTTCTTGGAAGATTTCCAGACTCTGGATTAATTCCTGGAGTTCCAAGAAAAAGAGAAAAATCATTTGATTTTTTTGGAATAAACTTTACCGGATCTCAGGAAACTTCTAATTTAGATCCAAAAAATATACCATTTATAAATAGCATAAATAATTTTTCAATTGATAAATTTTCATATAATCTTCAAAATAAAACAGGTATAAAATTTGGACTTAAGCTTGGAACAGCTGAAAATGGAGATATTTTAGATGGAGATACAGAAACTCAAATTGGAAATTTTGATGAAATAGCAAGAGAGTTTCAGTTTGGATTTGGACAAACAACAGTCTATGACTACGCTCTAGACTCACTATTAAGTCCAAATAAAAATATAGCAAATACTCCAGTTGGATCTTCGCCCAGCACTCAAAATGTTGTAGTATCAGATATTGGATTGAGCAGCAAAGATATTGCAGATTTTATTAATAAGCTTGTAAAAGTATTTAGAGAAGAATCTGGATATGATCCAGGCTCAGGATTAAGATCAAATGGCGATTTATTTACAGAAGAAGATATTTTATTTAATTTAAAGAAAAAAACAAGTCTTTCATCACAATACTTTGATACAATACAGACAAGATTGGATTCTATATTTAATCATATTTCAACTTCTGTATCAAAGAGAAACTCTTTAATTTCTATTTTACAAAAGAATAAAGAAAAAGAAGCAGAGCTACAATCAATACAGCAAAGTCTTGCTTCTGGATTTACTGATGGTAGTGGTGATATCTTTGAAGATGATCAGGTAGATGAATTGATGAAAAGAGGACTTGACTCAGATAATAAATTTTATAAAGGTCTAAAATCAGCTGGAAACTTTTTATATCAAAGTGGAAAATATTTAAATAGATCCATAAACGCAGGAAAAGATTTTCTCACTGGCTCAGCAGGAAAGGGCTCTCTGTTTGATCATCTAATTGATGATGATACAAGAAATCTGCTTGGTCCAGGCTCAGGAAGAAGATTTATTATTTATGACGAGCAGATAAAGAGATACGAGGTAAGAGAAGGCGAACCAGAAGTAACAAGAATTGATGTTTTTGGATCAACACCACTTGTAAATGATAAGATGAAAGCAGTTACTGGTGGAGAAAATTTCATACAATGGGCCGGTGCAGTTGACTATGACCTTTGGAGGCAATACGGATATAAGCATAAGCCAATTACAGATGCGCCATTTATATCTGATGCTGAAACTCAAGCAAAGCCACTTGCATTGCAGCATCTGGCAATGCAGAGAGCAGTAATATTTTCTGGGTCAATACAGCTTGCTGGAAATGAATATTATCAACCAGGAGATACTGTTTATATTCCATCAAAGGGTCTATTATTTTATGTAAATTCTATTTCGCATTCATTTGATTATGGATCTTCTTTTGATACAAACTTAACGCTTGTAAATGGGCATGCTCCAGGAATATATCTTCCAACTCCTGTTGATATAATTGGACAATCATATTCTAAAGATATGATAAAACAAGGCTCTTATTTTGTAAAGAGATCTAATTATGGAGATAGCAACTATAAACCACTAATGCCAGATTGTAACTTAAGATTTCCAAGATCTCCAGAAATAACAAGTTCAAATATAGAATATTTATTAAGCCACAAAAATAATATGGTTAAATTCTATAATATGGTAACTGATATTTCTAACGGAATAATGACGCCAAATAGATTTCTCTTAATAAGAGGATTTACAAAAGATGAAACAGAAAATGATGAGGTAACCAAAAAAATGATGGTTGTTTCTGAGTTATTTCAGAATCCAATAATGTTATCTCAAAAACTAGATTCTGCACTTGGAGATGACTTAATAGCAAACTCATTATCACCGCTAGAAAGTATATTTAATATAAATATGACATCTGGAATGAATAAAGAATTAAAGACAATGTTTCTTCCAAATGGAGTTCCAGTTGTAAAAATAAAAGAATCTCAAATAATATTGCAACTTGTAAATATGAAAAGAGACTTAAGAACAGAAGAAGAAAAAAAGAATGGTGAAGAATCTTACTTTGCAACAAGCACATCAAATTCATTTAAATGCTTTTCTCCAAGAAAACTAAAAGAAACTTCTAAATTAATTGGAAATAATTCAGAAGACATAACTGAGCTGATTGATAAAAGCATGGATACCTTGGGGGACTCACTTCCAAGGGGTGGTCCATCGCAATCTACTTGGCTTGAGATGGACGATCTACTACAAAATGTATTTGGATCCTCATATGAAAAGGTTATTGAAATAGGTATAGTAGAATTAGATCAATCTAGAGTAAAATTGCTAATGAGTTATAATAAAGCATGAATAAGCCATTTTTCTTTAGAGAAGCAGTAGTTACAAATGTGGATCCAGAAAATCTTACTTGTGATCTTCTATATAAAGATTTAAATTCTAATGAGAAATCTACAAATGTTCCACTTCCAAATATAGCTGGAGCAGGAAATTCCGGTCTAATAGTAAATATAATGATCGGAACGAGGGTAATTGCAGCATATCTTCATGATACATCATCAGAAACTGTCATAATAGTTGCAATTTTACCCTCAGAAGCACAAAAGTTAGAAAACTATAATGAAATTTCAGATGGTACATTAGATAAAAACTCCGGTACAGTTGCATATCCAAAAACCCTTGAGGTTGGAGATGTTCACCTTTCTGCACATACTGGACCAAAATTTTTATTGAAAAGAAATGACTCAATTCATCTATCAACAAGCAATGGTAGCGGTTTATTTGTAGTGCCAGAGCTATTTGGAACAAATAGTATATTTTCATTAGGAAATAATCACATAACAGAAGGCTCTGGTGGAAGATTGAGTTGGGGCAGAGTAAAGAGAAGCAATTATGATGCCGGATCAAGCTCAGTATCTGACTTTTTTACAGATATAAATAGAAATAGTAAGCTAAAAGATATTGGATTTTGGATAGCAGATAAAGTTGGACAGTTAATATCAAGTAAAACAGTAAATAGAAATATACCACTATCAGAATATAAATTAATTATAAATGAGTTTTCTACAGAATTTGGATTTTCTGGTTTTGATAATGAAATAAATAAAATAAAAGATCAGGAGCTTGCAGCAAAAAGAATTCCAACATCACAAAGACATAGAGAATCAACCAATAGCCTCTATCTTGCCGAAGGCGAACTAATAGAGATAATTGGAGGAAATTTTGTCGATATAAGTGGACTTATTTTTGATATTAATTACAATCCAATAATATCAACATTAAAATTTCCAACTATTGATTCTGAATTAAAGTTTGAAGAAGCAGTGAAAAAAAGTAGACGTGGAATTGGCTATCACTTTAAATTATCTACAAATGCGAGCTCAAAAGATGAATCAAGATTATCAAAAGACTTTGTATTTGATATAGATAAAGAAGGTGTATTAAAATTAAATATTCCAAAATCATCTACAACAGGAAATATTCCATATTCAACAGATATAAATTTTAAATCAGATGACGATTCAAGATCGTTCTCTATTTCTCCATCAAATCCAACAAAAGAAGAAAAAATTCCAGTAAATCTTAGAGATAGAGATGGAAATATAGTTGATGATCAGCCAATATCATTAAGTCGTGAGACAGGCATTAGATTTGCAAATCAATCTTCAGATGCATATTTTCCATCATCTGATACAAGTGGGAAAAGAACAATAAGGGTAAATACAACAAAGCACCATAATATTTATGCTGCAGCAGAAAGGCTGATCGCAAACTATGTTACAAAGATTAAAATACCAGATGCATTTGTAAGAGAAAATGAATTTTTAGTAGGTTCAAAAAGCCTTGGAAAGCTACCAGATATACCAAAAGACCCTTCTGAATATTCTTACCATGCTGCATTTGAAATTAAATATGATTCAACAAAAACAAGTAGCGATGATGGCGCAGATGATCCAGACAATAAGACTGATCCAGATAATTTATTTTATTCTACAGTATCAGTATCACCAGCAAGGCCAGCAATATCAACTGGTGGAGACACATATGTTGCTGGAGCAAAATATTATGGAGACAATCCACAACAGCCTATAATAAGTAATTATTTTAAGGCAGAAGCTGGTGATGATGGAATAAAGCTTACAACAGACCAAACTTTTGAAAACATACAAACACATGGTGGAGTAAGTGCAAATGTAAATATGGAAGGAAGTCTTGAATTATCGCTTGGCGGAGATAACGTTGATAATAAAAGCATGATTTTAGACACAGCAGGATCATTGGTTATGTGGCTAGGAAAAGATAAAAATAACAGAAGCATGATATTTCAATCTGATGGAGATGTACTTGTTAATGTTGGAGGAACCTACACATCCGGAGACAATGCAGATGCCGATGCTATATTTAACAAAGGTAGATTTGATTTAAGAGTAAATGTTGTTGATAAAGGATTTCATGATTCTCCAAACTCAAGATCTATGATTGGAGCAAAATTCTCTGACGATGCACCATATAGCTCAGATTATCTGATTTCAATAAGCGAAAATGGTCTTGTAATATCTGGCATGAAAGCAGGCGCACCAATGGTAATAAGAAACGATGGCCCACTAATGATTGAGAGTTCAAGTGATAAGGTCATACTAAAGGGTTCTGCTGTTGAAACCGTTGAGTTTGCAAAATTACCATCAGACAGTGGAAGATCAAGAAGCTAATTCTATTTATTAGAAAGTTACAGTTAGGAAACATAAATGGCTGATACAATACCAAAAGTTACACAAGGTCTTCTTTCTTCTCAAATTAAAAAAAGAGAACCAAGTGGTAGATATAAAATAGATCCATGCGGTCCAGAAGTAACAAGCATTGATTCTTCAGAGCTCACTGTATTATTTCCAAAAACAAAAGACTCTGAAAGAAAAACAGTTCCGTTAATGGGCGGATCAATAGTAAAAATATCATTAGGCTCAGAGGTAGATTCTGAAGATAAAAGACTTTTATTTTATAATAAAAGTATAAAAGATAAAATTACTGAAAATTTAAATTTTGAAGAAATAGAGAAAAAAAGTACATCGGCACTAAGAGTTTCTATAAATAAAATACTTGTAGATTCAATATCTGCTGAGCAAAATATAGGCGTTGTTCCAAACGTATATCTATCAACAACAACTGATTCTTTTGATACAATTCAGGAAAATAAAGATAATTTTTATTCAATAAGAAAAAATTTAATATTTGGATTTTTACCAATAGAATCAATAATATCAATTCTAAAGGAAATATCTATTGGCAATTTAAATGGAAATGAGGTTACATCAACAATTGGCGGATGGAGTGGTCTAAGCGGAAATACATATAAAGAGTTATATGATATATCCATTAAAAAAGATCCTTCTGATGATGAAATATCAAAATTAATTATGGATATAATTCCATTTTTAAATATTTCATCAAAAGAAATGCTTGATAATCCAAAAAGACCAGCACTCGGAGGATACTATACTGTAATTGGAAGGGCAATTTATTTAAAGATGCCTGATATAAGTGGATTTGATTCTGCTGGATTTGGAGATGACTATATTTCTGCATCAGAGCTAAACTTATTGTTTCAGCTAATAAACACTGATGCAAAAAGTGGAGAAAATTCACTAAAAAATATTGAGTTAAAAAAATCTGCTCCAATTTATGCGACAATAGCTGACGCAAAAGATGATTATAATTTAAAAATTCCAGAGGCATTTACAATAGATTTTACGGCGAATGAAAAGCCTGATTGTATTTATCTGAGTCCAGCAATAAGCGATAATGTTGATATAAAAAATGACAATGTTAGACTAATAAGAGCATCTCAGTCTGGAAATTTTATAGAATATAATCCTTATCCAAATCCATTTGTATCAATTTTTGATGGAAAAATTGTATTAGACTTTCATTCTGATGAAAAAAGTGAAGATCTTCCATTTTCAAAAATAACCGCAAAAAATATAGATGAGCCGTTCTACAAAGTAAGATACTACGTTGGAGACTCAAGTTCCCAATTTGCTCTTGGTGGTCTTGGAAAAATAAGAAGTTTTATAGATAAAAAATATAATCGTGGATTATATGGAGAAACATATAAAGAAGGATCTACCGTAGAATTTTCATTAGAACAAAATATAGGAGATATAGGAAACTACATATCACAAATACTTTCATATTCTCCAAATGCAGTTGGAGTAAATATTGAAGATTATTTTTCAACAGGATTTCCATTTGTTCAAGAGTTATTTCAAAAAAATCAAAATGTAATAGGCCAAACAATATCAGCTTATGAATTTGTTGGAAGTTTATCTAGAGAAAATTTAATATTACATCATGGAAAATCATTTGATGATGGGGATCCGGAATCATCTGGAAAGCTATTAAATAACTTAAAATATTTTAATAAAAACTTTATAGCAAATAAAGTGGGATTATGTCAGGGATATAGGCCAAGAGTATTTTCTTCGCCATCTAAAAAATCTTTTGTACCAAAAAATTGGATAAAATCAAACCTAATAACAGGAAAAGATGGAGTATATAAAGCTGAGTTTTCTGCATCTGATATATTAAAATTTTACAATAATTCAGCTTCTGACTTAAGATTTGTTGCCTACGCATATGATGGTGATTGCCAAATATCAAAGTTTGATAATGGATATATAAAAACATCTGTTCCTGCTCCAGAAATATCAATAATTACACCAGATGGATTTAAAAATGGTGGAATTATACTAAAGTGCGATAATCCAGATTTGAATGGTGAAAGTGAAATAAGAATTACTTCAGATTCAGCAAAAGATATTAATTCAATAAAAATTGGTGATATTGAAATTAAAAAAGAAAATTTTAAGGCAATAGG